CAGACCCGTCACCGTTACCGCGTACCATGCCGTTTTTACCACTTGCAAATTGTGCGCGAGTTTCGTCGGCCTCACCAGTACGTACACTATCTACTAGGTTCATTAACGCACCTTCTCCGTACTGCTGCACGTATTGAGCAAGGATAATAGCGGCCCTAGTCTCGTCTAACTCACCACGTATGGCTTTTTCAGCATCGTTAATTAGGTCTTTCTCATTACCGCCTAACGCCGACTCAACTTCACCACCTCTTGCCATGCCTAATATAGACTTTTGATATTCAGCAATCTGATCATATGTAGGGTTAATAATGTACTTAGAAGACATAGGGTCATTAGGATCATAGTTGGGATCGGGTATAGGCATAAACGCACCCGATGCAGCGGCTTCGGACATAGCACTTATAGCGGGTAAACCACCAGTAGGTACGGTAGCCTGTGTACCTACAGGACGTACCGCAGCAACGCCACCCTCACCACCAGCAGCGGCAGCTTGGTCTTCTATTAACTTAGAATTACCCGTTTCAGGATTAATTTCGTAAGTATTACCAAACATATTCATTTTAAATTGCTTAGAAGTATCACCGTCTTTAAAAAACGCGCCTTCTATGCGTCCTTTTGGGTCTTCTCGTATCTGTTTAAGTTGAGCTGAAGTAAATGATCTACCTTCTTTCCCCAAACGTCCAAAATCGCGGCTAAATTCTTGCGCTGCTGCTTTCTTTCTAAATTCAGGATCAGCTTTAAGAGTACGGTCTATTGGAAATGCAGGGTTTTTCTGATTGTATCTATTACGGCTACCTGCCGCTATAGTACCCGCCATAATTGCGCCGGGAATCCCTCCTGCCATAAGTCCTAGACTAGCCATAGTTGAAGGTCTGCGAGTTATAGCGCCAAGACCGTTAGCAAGACCACCTCTATCACTTGTAGCGTTAGAGCCTAACGGTGTAGTGCCTGCATTGCCTTGATTTAGGTTGTAACTGTAGGCATCTGTACTTTTAGAATCCATAGCTCCCAGATTAGAAGGAGCGCCTGCGCCCCCATATTTTCCAGTATCAGGGTTATAATCAACAGCCTTATTGTCTTTACCGTACAACGTACCCCCACGATACTCGTAGTCATCTCCCGGAGTAGTTACGTTTGCTAGGCTTTCAGAAAAGCTATTTCCGCCGCCAAATGTGTCAGACCAAAAACCCATTAGAAAATATCCTTCATACTACTATCCTCAGTTCACCGCCAGAAGTCTTGTAGACACTGTTAACGGCTAGTCCGCCAGATACCGCTGCTGTGTTATTAGCAAACACAGGGAGATTAGTCATCACTATAGTTGTACCCCGTATAGGGCCGGGATTACTCATCTGCTGTGCATACAACGCAAAGCTACGCGTCATTTGTGCAAAGTACACCGCATCGTACTCTTCAGGAGCATCAGCAAAGAATGGGACAGGTACTTCAGTAGTCATTATCGTCTCCCGTCTGGACGTACATCTATTCTAGGAGTACCCAACCGCCACGAAACACCGGGAACACTGGCTATGGAAGCTAACTTTAACGCTACTGAGCGACCCCTAATCCGTATGTCTACTTCTTCAGTAAATGTACCTACAGGTATCGGTTGTCCTGTTAGTGTGTTATCTTCAGTACCAAAAGCACTACCACCCGGACTGTTTCTAGCAGATAGACTAAGTTCTGCAGATGCAGTTCCTACACTTGTAGAATTTCTAAATGATATGTCAGGTAGTATTCTACGCCCGAACATAAACTGATTACCGTCACTTAGCTCTATAGGGCTAGATTCTATAAACGCATCTATACTAGATGCAGGAGTTGTACTGCCGTCATCAGTGCCAATCTCATGTGTGTATAAATACCCATCTGTAGCTGCAGCTATAGGATTTCCCGCGTGAGTATTGTCTATCCATGCAGTGCGGCTAAGGGTGCCATAATACCAGATATTCTCAGCGTAATTAAACACTACATACTTATCATTGTTTTCTGAATTTAAAGAAGGGTAGAACCACCACACCTCAGAAAAAGCTGTATTGCTACCTGCCATAACTTTAGATTGTTGTGGTAAGTTTAAATCTGTAAATACGTATTCTTTTACTGAGCAAGGTATTTCTTTAACATTACCATTATATAAATAAAATTGCCCTCTACCCATCCAGTATACGGCATCTCCGATAGCCACAGCAGCGTTCTGCCCTACTATAGATATGTTCCTAGATATTTCTGAAATACCGTAAATAAATGGATCACCTACATACTGCATCGCATGTGCAGATATATCTGTTAAAATAAGGATTTGTTGTTTAGTCTGCACTGCCGCAATAATTGCGCTACCAGAACTTAGTTGCAGTTCTCCTGCAGTATTAGTATCTAAGGTTCGCCATTCTGTAGCTGATTCTTGGCTAGAAAACCTAATTGTTAAAGGGTCTTGTGTACCAGAAGCACTCTCAGGATCACACCCAAATGCGATTACGTGTCGATCTTTTTCAGACACTAAAACAATAGCAGCCACAGTAGGCGCGGCCTGTGCGCCGCTTAAAGTAGATAATGCAACTGCTCTTGTGCCTACCCCACCTGAAGTATCCCAATAAAATATACCCCCATTACGTACATTTATCACAAGGTCTTCACCAAAGTTATCTTGAGACCAAAGGCGTAGCGATGCAGCAGGAATAGTTACATTAGCTGCAGAACTCCATGTACCTCGCCCCCATACGCCTGCGCCCCAACCTGCGCCAAAAGTAGCGTTAGCTTGTCCTGTGTTTATTTGATACGCAGCCTTAGCACTAGCACCGCCATTACCACTATCAGAACCATTAGCTGTAGCTGTGGCTACAAATTTATAAACATCGGTACTTACTATTTCAGTTATTTGATATTCCTTGTTTAGCACTGCAGCCGTTATTTGACCCCCTAACGATGCTGCTCCCGAAAACGTAACAAAGTCGTTTAACACTGCTCCATGTGACGCATCCGTAGCAGTTATAGTGCTTGACCCATTAGTAGCCGCAAACGTAACTGCATTGTTAGATGACCTTATAGGAGTTATATCGTTAGCCTGATTACCTTCAAATATATAAAACTTTAGGCTAGTACCCGCACTTATAAAGTCTTCCCCTGATAAGTTAGTCCAATTAAATAACGACCTACATGAACCCAAAAAGGCTACAGGATTAAATTTTGTCCAACCCCCAATAGTTTCAGGAAAACCCATACGAAACCTAATGCGATTACTATCAAACCAACCACCATTATTACTATATCGTGTAACATCGCGGACAATTCCCGGTTTGAACTGCAGTTTTGTATAGGCCATAGATAACTCTCCTAAAGCATTAGCTCAAAGTGCGGCGCATCAATAAACGGCCTACGCGCCTGTGATCTACGTGTATCTATGTACGAACACATAGCATGTTCTGCTGTGCCATCGTAAGCGCCTAGATCGTCAATAGTCCATGCAGCGCCCCACCGTAACTTAACACCCGCAGCTTCTGCGCCTTCTTTCATGGCATCAGCAATCTCATCGTACAGATTAAGCTCCCACCGACCCCCACCGTTACAGTAGGCCATTAGGTCCACAGCATTACCATCAATGTGTTTTGACTTCATGGTTTGCGACGCGCCTTTTGCTACTAAAGCACGTTGCTCGTCTATTGTTCGCAGTCCGCAGATTACCGAGAAGTCTTGTTTGGTAACACCTATGGCGTACTTCACGACAGTTACCAGACTTTCGTCTACACCTTCTAGCCTTGACAGGCTTCGTTTTCCTAACTTGTAGCCCATAACTACTTCCCCGCATATTTAGAGATTGCTCTATTCCCAAACCAAAACGCTAACACTGCACTAAATAAACCTGACGTTTCACCATCCCACATCAAGTCAACAGCTTGCATCCAATCACCACCTGCCTGTGTAACCTTAACCATAATCACAACTTTTGTGGCTACGAACAATCCGAAAAAGGCATAAGTAACAATAGGACGAACACTACCCCTGAGAGCGTTGATAAATCCTCCAGCGTCAATAGATCGGTCATGCTCATACAACCCTCTTGTTTCTTCAATGTCAGCTTTTTTATCTAGCTCGACCAGCTTCATCTCAGAACGTTTCTGAGCAAGCTCTGTCTCTAGCTGCATCATTTCCATACGGTGCTTCTGCGCTTGGTTTGCCTTGAAGTAATCAAGAACAGACGGCAAGAACGAACTACCGAAGCCAAGTAAACTTCCCAATAATGCCATCATTTTTCTGATCCTAACCATACGGCAAATGCGCCTGTCATAGACCCAGAACAAATTGATATCATCGCGGACTGCTGTGTGGACAAATCCTCTAAAGTCATCCCCCACTCCAGAACTCGTATATACATCACCGTCATTACAAACATCATAAGTCTCGGCATAAGACGATATTCTAGTATAGTCTTAAAAGTTATGGACATTAGAAACCTCCTTTCAGGCCATCTAATATTTCTGACAAACTAGGCCGTTTGTCCTTCTTCTCATAAAGGCAACTAAACACCTTGGGACACTCAGAAAAACTCTTTGTAGGATAGTGATACCCCAAACCTCCATACCCTGCAGTAAATCTGTATACACACACCTTTTGACCGTTTTCGGCTGTAAGCCGTTTCCATAAATGGCATTGCACATGAGTCGGGTTAGCGACCCCCGCAAGCGTTACTGATAGTATTAACGCATTTATCACTGTGTAGCCAACATTATTAAATACATACCACCACCTAACATACACAATATACCCAAACTTAACCCACCTATAGCCATGTTATTCTGTATTTGACGCTTGGCTTCCATAGCACGATATACGGTCTCTTCTCGTTCAGCACGTATCTTACGGCGCATACCCAGCATCTCATCATAAGTCCCCAAGCCAAACCTGTAGTCCAACATGAATTTAATCTCTTTTTCTTTTTCAAGCAGGGTTTTCTTGCGGATCACGATATCCATAGCTTCTTGCTCTATGTTATCGGTCCCGTGTGTTTTCTTATCCAACCATGTTGGGTTCTTACGCTGTGTTTCTGCTTTGGAAATATCTGCAACAGCGCAGTACCACTGCCCAAGCTGCTTGCTAACGTCCTGCATCTCACGACCAGCGCCGACTAACATTTTTACGCCTTTGAAGGCTGCGTTAGCTGCTGCAAATGCTGTTACAGGGTCAATCATAAACCTTCACCTTACTAGGATCGACTGATTTAGGTACACAGTAAGCTGTACCGTAATCTCTTGTTTCGGGATACCCGAAGCGCCTAACTAAGTGTTCAGCGTACCAATTACATATATCTAATCTTTTAAAATATAAATCACTACTTATTGCCGCACGTTCTGATCCTATGCCTATATATAGTATAAGAACAAAAACGTGTACCACATGCTTACCCCATACGACTAAGAATTGTTAACAACATAATAATGGTTGCGCCAGATGTAGCTATAAGTACGGTCTCAAGACGCTTTATTCTAGTAAAGACCTCTTTAAACTGTATCCTGACTTCCGTTTGCAAAGCAGCCATATCCCTTTCTAACGCAGAGACGCGTTCATCTATATCTGGCATTAGCTAGGCTTAATGGGCCAAGTTACATTTGTGGGAAACCCAGATTGCGCGGGTACGTCACGCAGTGCCTGTCGGTACGTGCGCCACTCGTCGGTTATCCTATCGGATATCGCCATAATATCAGATGCCTCTAATAATAAGTTACGCTGTGTCCGCACTTGTTCCTCTGTTAAAGCTGGCGATGCAGGTTTCGTTTCTTGAAAGTCAGGCCAGTTTGACATATCTTCTGTATCGTCAAATACACCGCCATCGCCTGTTGTTTTGTTATACCAAATTTTATGAGACATGATAAACCCTTACGCTTCCTGCTGCACCATTTCCCGCAGTATCTGATGACGAATTTGAGCCACCGCCACCGCCACCGGGAGCTACGCCATTACCGTTGGCACCCCTTACTCCACCGTTACCTGCATATAAGCTAATTGAAGGGACACCAGCGCCGTTGCCATAGCCTGTACCCCCCGACCCACCTCCGAAAACAATATATTGTGCGGCTATAGTGGTTAATGCCCCTTGAGATTGCCATCTGTTGTATAGCTGCCCCCCAACAGTAGGCAGGTCTCCCTCTACGAAAGTATATGCTCCAACATTTGACATAAGATCGTTAGTTAGGTCTGATTGAGCGCCACCACAATATATTACATTATTCCCCGACCAAAAATCGGCATTAGTTTGTGCATTCTCGATTGCTCCTGTTGTAAAAACAGAACCCCCATTTGAACTAGATAGAGTAAAGGAGCTAGCGCCTCCTATATTTCCACTTTGAAAGTTTGGACCGCCTTGAAGCCCCGTACCGCCCGCACCAACAACATACGTTCCCCCATCAAAAAGATCAGCCCATCCACAAAGTAATACGGCTCTTCCTCCATTGCCCGAAAGGCTGTACACTCCAGAATTTCCACCTTGTCCACCCGAAACTAAATATATCCAGACTGTAGTACTACCATCTAATCCACCTTTGGACCAAGTGCCTGACGATGTGTAATTGCTACTTGGTGACGCCCAATCAGAGGGATATTTAGGATAGGGCAAGAATGTACCACCCTCAGCCGCAGCAGCCCAACTAATATCTGTGCCGTCCGAAGTCAGAACTGTAGCCGCGCCACCTTTGGCTAATCTAGCCGTTGCTCCAGAAGCGTTGCCATACAGGATACTGCCGCGAGTAATAGCGTCTAATTGGTTTATTTCAGTAGTAGTAGATGTAACGCCATCCAAAATGTTTAACTCGGCAGTGGTGGACGTAACGCCGTCCATAATGTTTAACTCAGCAGTGGTGGCAGTAACGCCGTCCATAATGTTGAGTTCTGCGGTTGTAGCTGTAACGCCGTCAAGAATATTTAATTCAGCCGCAGTGGACGTAACGGCGGTACTGTTAATAGAAAGCGCGTCCGTTTCAAGAGTGCCATCAATATCTACATTGCCGCTAATATCTAATGACGTACCTGTTAAAACCCCAGTAACGCCAAGAGTTCCACCAACAGTCATATCGTCTGTCACAGTAAGGTCATCCCCTACCGTAATATCACCAGACACATTCAGATTAGTAACACCCAACGTGCCAATCTCAGCCATAGCTGCGCCAGAACCTGCACCATCTGAATAAACAACCTTAGTTTGCCCTGTTGGAATTGTTACATTGGCCCCAGAGCCTTGCGAGATGATAATGCTTTGAGAGCCAGTTGTACCGTTCTCAATATACCATGTTTTGCTAATAGAGTTGGGCGCGATTGTAATAGTGCAGGTGCTGTCCAGCGTTCCTGTATACTTCAAATACAGAGAGCGACCCGGATCGGTAGCTCCATCTGCAATCGTAGTGGTGTGCGTATCGGCGTTGGTAGTAATGGCTTCGGTGCCAAAGCTAAGAGCCTCTGCAATTAATTCAAGGTTTGTGTTGGTTGTAGCGCCCCATGTACCAGATTGTTCGCCATCGCCAATTTCTTCTAGCCGAAGATCATTTCCATATGTACTAGCCATGTGAGTTTCCTAAGCAAATAAGTTGTCTAGTTTATATCGCGCCTATCGTTAAGACGCAATGTTTTTCAGATTACGCAACTACAGGCACCCAGTTTGGATTGTTTGTAGGACTAATTTTCTCCCATACAAACGTATCACCTATTGTTCCTGTAGCAGATACACCCGTAACAGCAAAGGCTTGGTTTACACTGACAGTACCCACAGCGCCTGTGCCTACTACTCCTGTGACCGGATAACTAAATACGTATGTAGTAGTACCTACTGCGCCTGTACCTGCCACTCCAGTAACGGTATGGTTAGCTTTACCTTCAATGGTAACAGCGCCAACGCCGCCAGTACCCGCCACACCTGTAACGGAATACGAGAATATATAGGTTGTAGCACCTACTGAGCCAGTGCCTGCTACACCTGTAACGGTTTGATTTGCTAGGCCCGTTACGGTTACAGAGCCAACGCCGCCAGTACCCGCCACACCACTTGTGATGTTAGCGTTAATACCTATTCTAGCTGTTGCTGCGCCCACAGAACCGGTAGAGGAAAGACCCGTAACAGGTAGTACAGAGTTTGAGATTATAGTGGTTGCGCCTACTGCCCCAATAGAGTTAAGGCCAATTACCGTAAGATTACCATCAGATTCAGTTACAACAGTGTTAAGCGCAGATGTACCACTAACCCCAGTAACAGGCTGAGTAACACCGCTAGTAGTGCTTACGCTACCAACGGCACCTGTACCCGCTACTCCCGTAACGGATTGACCTTCCTGTAAGCTATTCCAAGAGCCAGAACTCCAACCGCCACGGCCCCAGCCAGAAAAAGGTAATGGCATGGGTTATCCCTTCACTTAGGCGATACGGATAATAGCGTTACTCGCGTCTGCGGTTGGCATCACTACTGTAAAGTCACCTGCACTTGCAGCCTTGTCAGAACCGAAGTCAAGCACACATACAGTGGGATCACCCGAAGCTGCCTCGTTAAAGATCAACGCGCCACGGACTCCTGTAAGTGTTACGTTAGAAAACACAACATTGTTCATATCTACAAGAGCTGTTGTACCAGACGCAACAGGAGTAACTGTAGTTACAGCATTTCCTTTAGCAGTGTAGTTTGTACCACTAACCTCATTGCCAGAAGTGTACGCAGTAGTCGCAGCCGTAAAGGTTGCGCTGTTGGTATACATCGCCAGCTTAAACACGTTAGACGCTGCGGTAAAATTGTGGACACCCTTCAAAACTTCAACTTTGAAAGAGGTACACATAAAGTTGCCATTAAAAGCCATTTACATTTTCCTTATATATTCGGCTAGTTTTTTATGACCAGCATCACTGATTGCATTATATACAGTAGTTCTATCGCTCTGGATAGCCTGTTTCATGTAGACTGCGATTACAGCCTTCATACGTTCCTTGTGAGCCAAGGCTTGATCTTTTATTGCTGGCGGCGCATCATTTGATACTATCATTAACCTATCAACGCATAGCTCCGCGACTTCTTCTGGAGTAAATCCTCGGTTATTAGTAGTTCGGACTCCGACGCTACCAACAGACATTTCAAACGGCATATTCATCTAAAGTTCCCATCCCTGTAACTATCGCCTTTGCTGGCGGCATCAATAACGGACAACTGTTGTAGCGCAGACTCATATCGCTCTCTGTATGACTGCATAACGTCAGGATCGCCCTTCATAAACGTGTACGCCTCTACCAAGGAACCATAAAGAAGTACAGTATCAGCGTTCTCACCAAGCCAAGACGTGCTTGTAGTAACAATAGACTTAGGCTCAAAGTAGTAATGTAGCTCTACGGTATATGTAGCATTAGGCGTTGGACCTATAATAAAGTGTCCGTCTGTAGCCGCTGTTATAGCGTCACCATCAAACTGTCCATAATACTTCGGAACGCCTTGAGTAGCAGCTACAGGGTACGCTTCCCGCATAAAGTTAACGTCTTTCTCTAGCAAATACGTGTATGCTGCTGTGACAGGATCAACGATTGCTAGAGAGAATACCGCTAAGAAATCAGCAGGGCGTTCTAGGTATTGGTTCCCTTGAAAAAGAGTACCCGTACTGTTGGACCTGACTTCGGGTATAGTAACAGTACGGAATATACGTTGCTCCGCTTGCTGAACAAACGTAGGGATCATAGAGACAAATGTTGCCTCTGTGTTCTCTGTATAGTCTTTTATAGCTTGCGTAAGCTCAGTATAATTCATCAGACAATCCTATATTTGCCCCCACGAGCCTTGCCCATTCCTCTGCACACACCACCACTACCCATCTTATCTATTTTACCGCCCTTGCTTCTTTTGCTTGCGGCCAGCTTAGACAGGTTTTTCTTGCCTTTTCTAATAAGAAACTGATCAAAGCTCATTTGATCTGACGCAGGGCTGTCAAAAAACTCTGTCCGTAAGTCTTGAAGTTCTATATCCAATTCTTTCATCTTGCCCATAAATCTAATCCTCGCTGTACAAATTATCAAATATCTGCGTTACATCTAGCGTGTAGTCTAAATCAGATTTAGAATAATGTATATGCTGTGACGGCTTAAAGTCTGGTGCGCCTTCACCTGTCTCAAACCACGCAGGGTGTGTTACCCGTACCCTATTGTTAGGTAACGCCACTATATTGCCTGTCCACTTACCCGCATCTAGTAGCTGTAGTACATGCGCTTGTTTATGCTGTGCAGGGTCATCTGCTACATCTGTGTCGGTATAGTCTACAGTAAATAGGTACTTAGCAGGAAAGAACCCTCCTGCGATCTTAGCCATCCACGGGCAAGGTGATGCCCTGTCAAGCGTATATACCGCATGTGTATGAGAAGGGCAGTCCCAAGGCTGGGCTTCGTGAACTGCCATACCCTCGGGCCACTCTTCAAATGGTTCATCAGCTACCAAGGCAGTTATGGGCATCCTAGCCCACATAGCCCCACCATGCACATTCTCATCGTCTGTATCGTCCGCCTCACACCCCGTAAAGATAATCTGAAAACTCAGGCATCTGTTGGGCATCGTAGTAACAGCAATAACCATAGCATGTAGAAATTCGCCGTGGTAACGCTCATGATTGACCGTATACTCACGACGAACCCAACACTTAAAGTGCGGTATATTGCTTTGTAGGTAGGGCATATTATCCCATTGGTCCTCTTGCCATTCTGCCGCTTCGTTGCGCGCCAGTACCGCGTACTAGAGTTCCGCCTTTACCCATCTTTTTTGTTAGCTTACCGCCTTTGGCGTAGCCCTTCTTCATCATCTTGCCGCCGCCCATCTTTTTGGTAACAGCACCACCAGCCTTCTTCTTAGCTACAGCGCCACCAGCTTTCTTCTTGGTTACAGCGCC